CCCGTTCCCGCTCGACCAGAAAATCGGTCTTGCGGCTACGGATCAAAAGCCCGTCCCACTGTGCGACCAGGGTATACCCCGGTCACACAACCTCTTTTAGCAAGGTGACCGCTCTTTCGTTAGAAAGGCGGCCTCCACCTGATGTTGATGTCGACGCTATCAGGACGTCCCTGACGTTCTAAGTGCTTCGGGTCAGCAAAGGGATCATCCCCCTGCTTAAGGAAGAACTTAAGTAGGGCACCAAAGCCGGATGCTTTACTATCCGGTATTCTGGACCTCGCTACATACCCTTTAACAAGAGGGCGGTGCAGCTTGGGACACATCTTTGTACCTCGCTTATTCACGACAGAGTCGTTGTAAGTGAAGCACACAGAGTGTCGACCCAGGAGATCAGAGGTAGGTCCGACGATCGGAAAGTAGGGAAGAACTTTCCTTACGACCGAATCTAGGTACTTGGCAGTCTGCCATAAACCCCTAGAGTAGAAGAGGTTTCGGAGAGCAACCAAGCTCTGAATCTCAGAAACGTCAGCCCGTGAAGATGGAAATACTCTAGTAACCCTGACAGGTGTAACGTCAGAGCCGCTAAAGTAATCACCACCGCAAGACTCTCTGAAATTTCCATTCCAGAAAGACTTGCCGGCGTTAATCTTGAAGCCTAACAGCTCAAGATTGCCGATCACGGGACGCACCAAGTCTACAGGGATAATGATATCGTCCCCGTAGATGCGTACCTTCCCACGCATGGATTGAACATCCTTGCGCGTGATGTGTCTGCCCAGCCTTTCTTCCAAACCCATGTAGACGGCGACTAGGAACGTCATCGCCTCCACAGGAAAGGTTAGGGCTGAACCCATAGACGCGTACTTGGACAGGGGTACGATTCCCCATCCAGGGACTGAGGCCTTCGAAGACCTCGTCACTTCCAGCGCCTCTTGTAAGAGGGGCCAAAAAGAAACGAGGGATTCTACATGTCTCATCGAAACACGGTCGGAGGCTTCGCTCAGATCGAGCGTTGCCAGGCTCCCAGTAAGGGAGCCCTCATGAGCCAGGAGCCGATTTGGCACCTGATCCTTGAAACCGATTTGCCCGAAAACAACATTGCTGCGAGTGTTACCCGCGATAATGCTGGACTCGAGCAACTCACTCATCTTTTTCGAGACCGCCTGCTGCATGTATTGCATGCTGGTGGGCTCGATCGCGATGATACGAGGTGTTTGGAGCGTCTTAGGAACCGATATGACCTTTACGGGTCTCTCGGAACCAGGTTCGACGAAGTCAACTTCAGCGAAGTGGTCCAGACTGGCATAATGCCCGCCTGGGGCAGCATTCTCCCAATAGGAGAATACCGCTTCCATACGCTGAGGCCATTCGAGCTGATGGTACTTCGCGTTGCCGCGAAGCCCGTCAGCCGTGGCGCCAGGACCATGTCTTGGCGTCAACGTGCCTTCATAGAGCTCGTTTTCAAGTTCACTGAAGACATCGGAGTAAAGGAGAGCGGCGATTCGACTGAACCGTTTGTAGAGTTCAGTTGAACCTAACTCTGCCGCCCTCTTGACTTCGTTCTCACACTCGATATAACCGCGCATAGCCGCTCGCTCCCTAGCTGGAGTGCTAGGAAGCTTAATCTTCTTGAACATCAGCGTTAGCTGACGTATCGCGAAGATGGCGTCTATGCTTGGAGAATCGAGGAGCAGACCATTGCTAGAGTCGAATACTTGACTCAGGAAACCTCCTAGAAAGATAGGGAGGGGCCCTTGTCGACGTTGGAAACCAACGAAGACACTGGAGTCAACCTTCTTTGCTTCCAGGCTTCTTTCGAAGTCCTTGGCAAATGAAGGAAGGGTGATTGTCAGGAAAGACAATCCCTCGTGTTCGACACGACTCTCGAGCTTTTTGTAGTCGAGAGTGGTACTGGTGCAACACCAGGCCGCTAATTCGTTAGCGGCCACTCGCCAGAGTTCTTTTAGGCTTTTCATCTGTCCTCCATGTCAAACTTGGGGGTACAGAGTCCAAAGCCGCGAGAAGTCAATCCGCACTCTTAACCGATGGAGCCTCCTCACATCTCTGTGAGGAGGCCCCAAAAGTTCGGCTAACAGTCCAGGTCCGCGAGAAATCTGTCGAATTCTTCTACCAGAAAGGAAAGGGCCTCACCTACAGGCAAGGCAACTCCCTTGTCTAATGGAATATCGACAAGATCTTCGAAGACCAAGTTGCCCATGATTGACCGTCGCATATAAGCGACGAAGTCACGAGCAACGCACTCGACGCCGAGAGACGAGCTGAACGCTTCGCAAAGCAAAGCGTGGAAGATATCTTCCTTCCCAGCAGGGGAGGCACATAAATCATGCGCCTCTCCTGCGGTCAGTTCTCTCCACCCAGAAGCTGGGTGACTCGGGCGCCCGTTGAAGCCGTGAGATACGCGGTAAGCGCATCCACGATCTGCTTCTGCTCCGCCACAGTGTAACCCGTGGAAGGAGCATCGATCACGAGATAAGCACTCATAGAGTACTCGGTGTTGTCAGACGTGAAAACGTCCGGCCCCACCTTCTTGTGATCGAGACGGATCTGTCGACGGTTCCGCTTGCCATATGTATGGTTGACGGAAAGCGTGACAGTGGCATCATCCTTACGGAAGGTGCCAGAGTTGACTCCCGAGGAAATCCTCGGGAGGGTTTGTGCGACCGAGTTAATGGTCACACTCTGCGGATCGGCAAAAGCCACGGCGGAACTCCTTGAAGGGGATGGTTGCTTAAACCATCATGGTTGAACAACTTACCCTAGAGGATAAGTCGGCTTACTCATCACTAGTGCTTAGCTAAACCAAGCGCCGTGATGATGGCGATCTGTCTGCTCGTAAGAGTGGACAGAGTGGCAGTGAACCCATACGGATTTGCAGCAATCCTTTTGGCGCGTTTCTGAAGAATGAAACGCGTTGTTGGATTACCGGTGTTAAAGCCGGCGGATATGAATGTCTGAAGTTTTTCTTCAGCCATCGCATATCCGTACTGCAAGACTAAGCCATCTTGCTGGAGATTGCTAACATTGGTCATAAGATCACCAGTGTTAGCGAACCAGTCCATGGCCCAGGTCCAAGGGGAAAGATTCCAGACGGTATCAGGGGTTAACCTGACACCTAGGAGCTTACTGGCTTCGCTTTGCCAGTACGCCATCTTATCGTGAAATCCCACTGGTTCAGGCACGTAGTATTTAAACGCGCCTTTAAACCAAGTATTGCGGGACCGATATTGCATGGTCGTTCCCTGAAGGAATCCAACTGCATTGATCGTAGAAGGCACGGGCAAATGAGGCCCCGTGTATGACTGCGAATCTTCTGCAGCTGGAAAGTGATAGCCAACTCGAGTCTTTTGTCCGGAACCCCGTCTATAGGCGTTCCAGATTTTGGACGAGTCGTTTACAGTCCTTGCTAAGGACTGCAGGTCGGAAACCAAAGGCTTCCAACCGAATTCCACATTGAGATACTCGCCTCCCGAGTTCTTCGCGAGGCGTGTACGCTCTTTGAGGGATTCACGACCGATGATGGCAGGGATCCCCTCCCGTCCGATCTCACCCATAAAGGTGAGAACGTTGGTGCTCGGATTGTTAGGCGCACAGCGAGCAATCGCTGTTGAGCCAGATCCTTGCAAAGCCAGATCGGTGGGATGGGCTGACGTAGTCAGCCCAGTCCACCCTGACTGAGGGCTTCCAACAGTGTACATCCCGTCCACAAGATCATCGTGGCGTTGGGATGGTTTGCAGGTGTCTTCCGTCCTGGTCATCAACCAGGGGCCACCATCGTCGACATTTACGTCGAGAGGATAGTGGTTAGAGGAAACCATCTGCCCATTTGAAGTCAAACTCCAAGTGGCACTGCTCCATGACAGAAAGTTTCTCGCGCGCGATCGGACCGTGTAAGGTCCTTGAACGGCGAGAGTCGTTAATGTCATGGCGTTCACTTCCTGTGTGGTAGAGCAAGTGATTGCTCACACTGCTCTGTGTGTATGTATCCAGTGCCGGGGGCCCCCAAGG